TTAAGCAACCAGAGCGTGACTTTTCTTAATGCCCAGACCATCAAACTCCCCCGCATCACGGTATCAGGATTTAAGGATCATACCAGAAGCATCGGGTTTAATTCCGGTTCATTAAGCAATGACTGGGAGCCGAAAAAGCTTGAACACGACCGTGATATTGAGTTCTTTATTGACCCGATGGACATTGACGAGACAAACCTTTCTTTGTCTGTAGCCAACATAACCAATACCTTTGAAGAAGAACAGGCAATTCCGGAAACAGACAGTTACAGGTTCTCAAAGTTGTTTGCGGAGTTGACCACCTTCGGTGGCCGTATAGATGATACCGCTATTACTGCAGTTAACTTCATGGAAGCTTTTGACACTGAGATGCAGTATATGGATGATGCAGGTGTCCCCGAGGAAGGCAGGATTTTGTATGTTACCCCCAGCATGAATAAAATCGTCAAGCAGGCTCATGGCATTGAACGGTCAATTACGGTAAATACTGCAAGCTCAATCAACCGCAAGGTACATTCCCTTGATGATGTGACTATCAAAATGGTGCCGTCGGCAAGGATGAAGACGGTATACGATTTTACTGATGGCTTTGTACCGGCAGCAAATGCACGGCAAATTAACTGGATATTAATACACACATCATGTGTAGTTGCTCGTAACAAGTACAGCTACATTAAAATTTTCACACCAGGAACCGATTCAAGGACTGCTGACGGTTACATTTACCAGAACCGTAATTACGGCGATCTTTTCTTGCTTGAGAAAAAAGTACCAGGTTGTGCAATAAATGTGGAAAAACCGTAAAAGCAGAAAAACCAGTTTATAAGGAGGAAACCATGAAAGCAGTAAAGAGAAACAAACAGTACACAATCGACGAAACACAAAAGAAACATTACGTTGAGTCAGGTTATGACATTTACGATGACAAAGGTAAGCTCATTGAAAATGGACGTGGTAAAACAGTTTCTTATGAGGAACACATGAAGGTTGTGGAAGAGTTGGAAGCCTTAAAGGCAGAAATAAGCGAAAACGGCAAAACCAAGCAAGAAAAGAAGTAAGCCTTGGCAGCAGGGTTGACCGGGAAGGTGGTTAATATGTACGCAGATTTTAATTTTTATGAAAATGAATATGGTGGAAATATATTAACCGAGGACAATGCAAAACGGTTTTTAAGGCGTGCCAGCCGTGATATTGATACACTTACATATCGCCGGATTTTAAACAGTGATATTTCTACATTGACCGAATTTCAACAAAGGGTAGTCAAGGAAGTCTGTTGTGAATTAGCGGAATTCATATTTAACTATGAGGACATTCTTGATAATCCGCTGTCCGGTTATGGCATAAATGGTGTATCCGTAAGCATATCGTCCGGCAACACCATTACCACAGATGGAGGGGTTACGCTGCCTTCCAGCTTGTTCAGGTTTTTATCCCAGACCGGATTATGTACGGGGGTGCTAAGATGAAATATCCACGGTTGGTCAGGCAGGCAAAAACTGATATAAGGGTAACCATAACATCAGAAGAAATGAGCGAGGTCGGCGAAAGGGAAATCATCCTTGATGCCGACCTTAAGTGTAATTACCAAGACAAAGCTTATACGAAAGTAACAACCGATAAGCAGGTAATCACATTGACCGGAAAGGCTTACTTTGACGGTGATATCGCTCCTTCCATCCCGGTTATTACCGGTGGCAGAATCATAGTATTTGGTGCGACGCGGGAAATTTACCGAGGCACGAAAGCACGAAATCCTGATGGAACGGAAAATTACACCCTTTTGGAGATTAAGTAATGAAGATGTCAATAAAATTCGTGGCTAACAAGGAAGTAGTCAAGAGAATTGAACGGGCTGAATTAATCGCCCTGGAAAAGACTGCGGAAGCAATCCTTGATGATTTAGCCAACATTAAATCATCAGTACCGCATGACAGTGGTCATCTTGAAGAAAGCGGTCACATAATTACGGATGACTCAGGTAATGGAAAAGCGGCAGTATGTTTTGACACCCCATATGCCAGGCGGCTTTATTTTCACCCTGAATTTAATTTCAGCAAAGTTAAAAATCCGAACGCGAAAGGCCGTTGGATGGACGAATACCTTCCCGGTGGCAGCGATGAAAAATTTGCCCAGGAAACATATGCAATGCTTTTAAAGAAATATAGCCGTGGAGGTATCAAATGACCATACTGGATGTAATGAATTGGATAAAGACCTTGGAAACAAAGGCAGATAATTATTATGCCGGTACCCTTGATTCAAAAAGGGATAAATCATTTGGTATTTACCAGAGGAAAGGTGTTCCAAACAACAAAACCGCCATCGGTGGTATTGAATGCACCAAAACTGGTGTCAAGGGTATATCAATATTAATCCACTGGACTTCAAACTCAGATACGACTGAAAAGGTGTCTTTGGATTTATATGAATGCCTTCGTAACGCAAGAAATGCAACTATTAACAATGAAAAAGTAAATTACATTAGATTACTCCAAGATGAACCAGTCGATGTCGGAGCGGATGAAAATGGCATCTTCGAGCGGGTGATTGAATGTGATATTTACTACGGAAGGAGTTAAACGTGAAAAGAGCATTAAGAGTATTAATAAGTTTGCTATTGAACCTGATATTGGTTACTAGAACGTTCATCAGTTATCAAGTCAGCAGAATCATGGGCAAAGAGAAAAGGAATGTATACAATGCAAAAGAAACACATGATTTAATTTTGCATAGGTATAATCCACGATATCCATTAAACCTACAGTGTTTTGGAGCAATCGATAGCGGTGTTTATCCCGTATTTGAAAATGAGTTCAAAGTTAATGTTGGCGGCAAAAACGGCTCGGCTAATGAATTTAAAATAATCGCTGACATTGAAACATTTAGTGTATCAATAGACAGCAATATTGAAGAATGGACGCCGATGGACACCGAAGGCTGGATCCGCCGGCTTATGACCGGCAAAGGTTTCACCATTACATTATCTGGGAAACGCAATATTGGCGACCCCGGCAATGATTATGTGGACAGTCTTAAATTCCTGACTGGTCAGGATACCGAAACACAAATGCAGTGGGTCATGCCCAGCGGAACAACCGTCACATTCAACTGCATCATCAACCAAACTACTGCCGGTGGCGATTCCACAGCCGTTGATGCGCTTGATTTTGAAGCGATGTCAAACGGAAAACCAACGGTTACACCAAAAGCACCTGTTTCACCGTAAGAGTAAGAAAAACAAAAACCTTATTCCAAAGAGGCATATCCCCGGATGTGCCTCTATTTTGTCAATTAGGAGGACAATCATGGCAACTATTATCGACATTTCCAACAAAATCAAAAACGAACAGAAATTTATCAAGTTAGGTGACAAGAATTACAAGGTTGACGATTCAAAAAACACCGTTATCCGTGCCCTTGACTTAATCAACAAAGAGGACGGTGTCAGCAGTCAGGATAAAGCACTTGAATTGTTGCTTGGTAAAACAGCCCACAAGGAAATTGAAGCAATGAACCTTAATTTGGAAGACTATAAAGTTGTTTTCATTGCGGTCATGGCTTGTATCAATGGCGACACATATGAGAAGACCGAGGAACGATTTCGCGGCGAAACAAACGAATCATGACGACCCCGGATATGACCTCATTGACGACCTAGAACTGATTGAAGCTTCCTTTGCCCAGCAATATGGAATAAGGTTGCGGATTGAGGATGATATGCAATGGGGTGAGTATATTTCCTTGTTGTCAGGTCTTAACAGTAAATCGCCGCTTGGAGAGGTGGTAGCCATAAGGCTTGAAAAAGACCCCAAAACAATAAAACGGTTTACAAAAGCACAACACAAAATAAGAAACGATTATCGGAAAAAACAAGCCCGGATAATTAGCAGAGATGATTATAACAGGGCAATGAAGCAATTCGAAGCGATGTTTATCGCTATTGGTAAGGAAGGAAAAGCATGAGTACAACAGTCGGTACCGTTGCGCTTGATCTGGCACTACAGAACAAGAATTTCGGCAAACAACTGAATAATGCAGTTCAAAAACCGATAGACGGAGTTTCGAGGGGTCTAAAGAAGCTTGGAGTTATTGCCGCCGGTGCCTTTGCAGTAAAAGGCATTTACAATTTTGGCAAGGCAGCGGTGAGGGCTGCACAGCAAGCCGAAGAGGGCTCGGCGCGTCTTGCCCAGGTCATGCGTAATACGATGAATGCAACCCAAGGGCAGATTGACAAGATGAATGAGTTCATCGACAGGCAGCAGAGCATCGGTGTTGTCGGCAGTGATGTCACCAGGCAGGGTGCCCAAGAGCTGGCTACATATCTGAGCCTTACATCATCGCTTGAAAACCTTATCCCGGTCATGAATGACATGGTTGCCCAGCAATACGGTTTCAATGCCACTGCCGGCAGTGCAGTTAATATCGCCACCATGATGGGTAAGGTAATGGACGGACAGACAGGTGCGCTGTCCCGTTACGGTTACAAATTTACGGAAGCCCAGGAGCAGATATTAAAGTACGGTACGGAAGCCCAGAAGGCGGCAACCCTTGCCGAGGTTATCAGCGAATCGGTAGGTGGGATGAATAAGGCCCTTGCCAACACCCCGACCGGGCAGATAACCCAGTTAAGGAATAATTTCAGCAGCCTTATGGCGACCATCGGTGCAGGTATTCAAAACATATTGATGCCACTTGTCAGGATGATTAATGTCGCCATTCAAAGATTGATGGTACTGGCTAAGACATTTAAAGCTTTCACTGAAAGAATTACAGGGATTAAGTCTGAAACGGCAGCAGGGGCTATATCAGTCGGAGACCTTACAGACGGTATCGAAGACGCCGGTGATGAAGCGGGAAAAACATCTAAAAAATTCAAATCCCTAATTGGTGGTTACGATGAAATAAACCGACTTGAAAAGATGGATGCCGGGGCAGATATCGGTGGCATTGGCGACATTAACATTCCTGATTTCAACATGGCTGATGATTTGGAAGAACAGGAAAAGAGAATCAATCCTGTTCTTGACAGGATTATGAACAGGGCAAAAGAGCTTGGTGGCATTTTCAAAAAAGGTTTATCGGCAGGTATTGGCGATGATTTTTTTGATAGCCTTAATCGGACCAGGCAGCATATTGGCGGTATCAAGAGCAGTTTGCTGGATATCGCGACTGATACTAAAGTAAAAACAGCTTTTAATGGAATGCTTGACAATTTCGCATATGCGGCCGGGCAGATAATCGGTTCGTCTTTTAGTATCGGGGCAAGCATCGCTGAAAACCTCACCGGTGGAATCGACAAGTATCTTAATAACAACAAAGGATTCATAAAAAGACGTCTGGTCGGGATATTTGGAAATGTTGGTGATTTCCATAGGATTACCGGAAATCTGGCACAATCAGTGGCAAGTATTTTTGAGGTTTTCCGGACAAATGATGCAAAAGAGCTGACTTCTAATGTAATGGGCATATTCAGTAATACTTTCCTTGGTATAACCGAAATGGCTGCCAGAACCGGAAGGGACATGATTTATGCGATTGCAACCCCCATCATTAACAACGCGGACAAAATCAAGCAGGCATTATTAAATACAATCAAGCCACTTTCAATTGTCGCTGGTGCGGCAAATGATTTCATTAAAAATACATATGAAAAACTGTTTGATGTATATGATTCAAAGGTGCGTCCTTCCATCGAAGGAATTGTCTCAGGCATATCATCAGTGTTCAGTACAATTTTGGATGCTTACAATAATTACGTAGCCCCGGTTTTGGAAAGATGGGCTGTTGCTTTTGACAATTTGGTCAAAGAAAAAGTACAGCCGGCCGTTGATGCCCTTATAGACTTGTTTGGCGACATATGTGAATTGGTTGATGTTCTTTGGAGTAAATATCTAGCTCCTTTTGTCAACTGGGTTATTGATACCATAGTCCCGAAGTTGATGCCGGTATTGGAAACAATCGGCAATGCGTGCATCAAGATTTTCGGCGCGATAATTGATATCCTAAAAGGGGTTTTCACGGCACTTAGCGGCTTGATACAGTTTCTCACCGGCGTATTTCAAGGTGATTGGGAAAAAGCGTGGGGTGGTGTCAAAAAAATATTTGAAGGCATTTGGAAGGCGATTGAAGGCATTGTCACAGGCGTATGGGAATTAATCATTGGAGTAGTCAGGATCAGCACTGAAGCAGTCAAATCTACAATAAGTGCCTTTTTGGATGTGACTAAGAAATATTTTGAAATAATCTGGGGTGCGATTGTCCTCACAATCAAAAGCGCATGGGAGATGATCAAAGCATTCTTCCGGAACGGTGGAGAATACATAAGCAAGGTCATTGAAATTGTAGGAAATTTTATTGCCTTGACATTCGGCCGGATAAAGACTGACATTGTTAACGGCTTCAACAGCGCAATTGATTACATAAAATCGTTACCCAGTCAAGCCGTGACATGGGGTAAAGATATCATCATGGGAATGGTAAACGGTATCAAGTCGGCAATAGGAAACATTAAAGATGCAGTGAAAGATATTGCCGATACCATCCGGTCATTTATCCACTTCACAGTTCCGGATGAAGGACCATTGACTGATTATGAAACCTATATGCCGGATATGATAGAGGGACTGACATCAACGCTTAAGAAAGCCGCTCCAATGCTTTATAGCCAGGTGGAGGAAATAGCAGGGGTAATGTCCAGGGCACTGCAGCCGGATTTGTCACTAGGTGGCTTTGTAAGAACCGGCACCCCTGCACTTGCATTGGCAGGTGGCGGAGTTGCGCCGGTGCAACAAGACGACGGTTTATTTGATAAGCTGATTAAAGCAATTGCCGAGCTTATCGACAAGCTTGACACTGATGAACCTGACAATAATCCATATGGTGGCGGTGGTGATATTGTTATCCAACTTAATCTTCCAGGCGAAGTTGTTGAAGAACATATCATAACCGCCGAGCAACAAAGGGAATTACGTTCAGGAGGACACAGATGAACCTTGTAAACTTTGGAAGTTACTCACCGCCCGCGCCGACTTCTTATGAACTGGAATTTATCGACATGGATTCGGCGGATACCGGAAGGGGTGAAGACGGTTACTTGATATCCGAGCGCGTCAGGGCAGATGCTGCGAAGTTATACCTTGAATTTACCAACATTACGGTGGAAGATACTAAAACCATCCGCAGTGCTACGTCCCCGAACGAGGTATCCGTCAAATACTTTGACGGGACGATGGAGCATGCAATTATGAAAAGGTCTAACCGGAAACTTAAACTTAAACATCTTGATGCGGATGGTACGGCTTACTTTAATATGAGCTTTAACATGACCGAATTTTGAGGAAATCAATATGCCATACAATGTATCAGATATGTATAAAGAAGCCATTAAAGCAAGTGTAAGGAAGACCTTTATTGATGGTGAAATTATAACAACCTCCGGACAGGTCATAACCATTGACAACCATATTATCGTGCCGGGATCATTTTATTATACAAACCAGATTACTGAAGGGGATAATTTTTCGTTCAGCAGTGTCTATGCTGCTGAAATGGGTATTACAATCAGACCAGGCATTGACAGGCATTTATTATTCAATGCAGTAGTAAAACCGTATTTCAACATTCTATTACGTAACAGTACATATGAAAGAATACCTTTAGGTGTTTACACAATTGTTGACCCAAGCAGAAGCGGAAGAAATATACGTATCATGGCACTTGACGGTATGCTTGCACTGGATCAAGATGTTGTTGAAAGTACGACCGGCAATGCTTTTGAAATGCTTTCTTTGGCAGCAGACAGGTGTGGATTGAAACTCGCCCAAACACGAACGGAGTTAGAAGGTTTTCCCAATGGAAATATCCAGTTAACCCTTGACCAAACAAGAGTAGACACCTATCGCGACCTTGTTTATTACATTGCTTGTGTTCTTTGCTCTTTTGCTGTTATGGACCGAAGTGGAAAACTTAGGTTATGCCAGTTTTCTCGAAAAAACAGTAATACAATAGATGGGAAATATCGTACATCAAGTACTTTTTCCGATTTCGAATCATATTACAGAGCGGTGCGGGTACGTTTTTTGGAATCGGGCAAATTACATGAATACCATGCTGAAGACGAAACCAGCGATGGTCTGGTATATGAAATGGGTGACATACCCATTGTACAAGGATTGCCCGAAACAAACCAACAAGTCATAGATACGATATTTAGCATAATCAGGACAGTCAAATACACACCTATGAGTATCAGGATGCCCGGTGACCCCAGCATTGAATTAGGTGACTTAATTACCAATATGGACCGCAATGGCAACAGATTTGAAAGCTTGGTAACAAGTTATAGGTTCAGTTATCGTGGCAGTATGCAATTAAAGAGTGCCGGACGAAATCCCAAATTGGCAGGCATAAGGGATAAATCTGCCAAAATACTAGCCAATTTAGAACAGGAAATCAGTGCGAAGTCCATCCACTTATATAAACATACCAACATATCAAATATCAGGTTTACCGGGGGCGGAATCACCACGCAGGAAATGCGTAGGATTATCCAGATGCCTTTCGCCGCCCTGATAGACACTAGCACCATGTTCATCGCGACAATACCTTTCGAGATGAGCGTTGACGGAATAATCGAGATGTCCATATACCTTGACGGCATCCACTTGGACAACTCCAATGTGAAAAAATACTGCAACAAAGGCGCGGATGTCATCACGATGATGAATTACATCGATGTTGCCCGCGGACGCCGTTATGTGCTTGAAGTCTTTGCCAAGACCTATTATGAGCTGGACAGTGACATCAGGATGAACACGGCCAGAATTGCCACGAACGATAACGCTATTACAACCATAATCGAGGTTTTAAAGGGTAACTCCGGCACAATCAAAGACGCGCTAGACAACGGCTTTGCCGAGGTCAGGACGAAGCACAACGGCAACATGCAGACCATCATGTCGGCGAACCAGTTTCCGGTTACCGGATTGGATAATATAGAGACATCAAGCTTCGACCTTCTGGATGTCAATTATATAACGGTCACCCCGGACAAGACCACACCTACCGCCACGATAGCATCACGTGCAATCAAGGCGGTGGTCATGGGGCAGGGCATGGCAGGACGCGAAAGATGGGACGGAACGATAGTCATGCACGAAGTCATGGGCGGTGTCATCCCTGTTGCCGCAGTTAAAGCGCGGAACGACTACACCGCAAAGATGGAAGTCGGAACGATAGCCGATGGTTTACGGATATTTACGGAAAAGATGGGGGGAGCTGTCCCCATAATCGGCGTCAAGGCAAGGGGAGCCTTTAAAGAAGCATTTGTATTTGCAACAAGGGAAGCTCCTGTACCACCGGCAGGGGCAACAGCCAGCAGCCAGTCAGGTACAGCCAACAGCGCGAGCATGGCGATTGACACGCTTGCCAATACATTCTGGTCAAGTGCAAATAACCAGCAGAATAATAGTTGGCTTCAAGTAACATATGCCAACGAGTTTACTGTCAAGGGATATTCGATAATTGCAAGCGGCAATCTTAATTCAATGCCAAACTCATTTGAGTTACAAGGCTTTGACGGTACTAATTGGGTAATACTTGACGCACGCACACAAACCCATTGGATTGTCGGAGGTGAAGCAGATTATATCGTTATGACTACGGACAAATACAACAGATATAGGTTGTTTATCATCACCACCAATGGAGCGATAACCGCCAACATTGCGGAACTAAAATTATATAGTGACGATTATGCACCGCCGGGTGGGGCCAAAAAACTCACTTTATTTAATCCAACATCGAATAATGTTAATGCGCATTTAGTACCGGCTAGGGCTATAGATGGCGATGTTAATACAATGTTTGCGACATTAGTCCCTGCTCCCCATTGGTTAGATGTTCATACTGAAATAGCAACAGTGACAAAATATGTTATGTTTGCTCCGACAGACGGTAATCATCCGAATATGCCGATGGATTTTTCATTACAGGCTTTTGTAGGCAACAATTGGGTGGATATTGATAACAGAAGCGGGATAATTTTTGCCAACAGTGAACGAAAAGAATTTAATGTTCCAAATAATACCGTTAAAGCTTCGCGTTACAGATTGTTTATCACAATGACAGGCAATCAAAATAGGTTTGGAATTGCACTTAACGAATTTGAATTATATGGCACGATTTCAAATTAGAAAGGAAAGTTTATGTTAAAAGGAATAAAGGGAACGACTAAAATTGAGTTATTTGACGCAAAGACGGGGGAGCTCATGCAATCGGTCGAAGACAATAACTTGGTAACGAACGCTTTTGCGGAATTACTTAAACCGATGGGGTACATATCCGGTTTTGCCAATTATATGGGTATTACCATTGCGGGTCCTAATGATATTAGTAATCTTATTGCAAACCCAATCAGGTTTATGACACAAGGATTATTGTTGTTTGACGTTCTGCTTCCGGAAGACCCAGACCTCATTTACAAACCGGCCGGGGCAAGGACTACCGGTGTAGGGATTGACATACCATATTCCGGGGTTAATCCCACCGTCATTGGATTCAACGAAATGGAAAGCCAGATTGACCCCAAGCTGGGGTTTGTAAGATATGTATGGGACGCAAATACCAGCCAAGCCAACGGCACAATTGCGTGTGCCTGCCTGACAACAAGGCATGGCGCGAGGGGAATACCATCAAGCAATGTTGAGGATTCTGCATTTGTGGGTAGATGGAACTCGTTCCAGGAAGCTGTAGCAAGGGATTGGCGCGACATTGTTTTCCGCAGGACAGCAACAGGCGATAACCCCATTGCAAATCTGCTTTATATGGATTACGAAAATAACTATAAAATCATCCTTCATGATTCTAGGCAATTAACGGCATATCCAGCCAGTTTTCCAAACATAGAACCTGTTTTTGTCAGCAAAAAATTGAAGATGGATGTATTCAGGGTACCATTAAGTGATTTGTCGTTGTTCGATTTGCGGATAGCTGCGTTAGCCAATGGAACAAACCCGGAGGGTCATATCGAATCATTTGAAATAGAAATGCCGTCCGCCATCGCAAACCGTATTGACCCGGGCAGATTAGGAAGCCTATGGGTTTATACTAATTCACTGTCCGTAAACAATGACCACGCTTACTTTTTCTTTTTTACACCAAGGGCAAACGGCCAGACTGAAGCAAGCGTGGGAATATGGAATCCAAATGAAACCATGCTTGTATGGGACA